GTTGGAGGAGCCAGTAATTTTGATGATGGTCTGACACCAAACTACTTGGTAATTCGGACATATATTGGTACAGTCACTATATCTTAAGGAGTTTAAACATGGCATACACAAGATCAGCCGATGGCATTGCTAAAAAGGGCAAAACCGAAGGTAAAAACTTGGGCAACAGTGGCCCTACCCAGAAGGAAGTTATGGGCGGCAAGAAAACTGCTGGCGTTACAGGCATGGAAATGCGTAAGGTTGGCCGCAACTTAGCCCGTGCAATGAACCAAAAGCGAGGCTAATCATGGCTACATACAGCAAAAAAATGATGGGTAAAGAAGTTGGCGATGCCAAAGTCTATGCCAAGCCACACACTATGTCTGGCAAAGCTGTCAGTGCTTCTACCAATCCCGGTAGCGGCCCTAATCGTAGCAAGCTTGATGCGCTTGATGTAAGCGTTGGTGCTGAAAGCAAGTCTGCTGGCAATGAGCCAATCAAGACTAGCGGCATTAAAATGCGTGGCGCAGGCGCGGCTACCAAAGGCTTTATGTCAAGAGGCCCGATGGCATGAACTACAGCCAGCTTGTCACGCAAGTAAACGATTACTGCGAGAACTCTTTCCCAACTGACAATATGAATGTGTTCATTCGTCAGGCGGAACAGCGCATCTATAACACCGCGCAACCCGCTAATCTACGGAAGAACGTGACAGGCGTATTGACAACTGGGAATAAGTATCTTCAATGTCCTTCAGACTTCTTGTCTGTGTATAGCCTTGCGCTATACCCTTACAACACCACAACGGCTACTGGAACTTCTGGAGCTATAACAATTGTGGTGGCTAGTACTACGGGAATTGCAGTTAACCAGCAAGTGACTGGTACAGGTATTGGTACAAATGCACAAGTTAGAAGTATTGTGGGAACCACGGTTACGTTAACTGTTGCAAACTCCGGTACGGTATCTGGATCTGTAATCTTTCAAGGCGACTACTTGTATTTGCTGAATAAGGATGTGAACTTCATCCGTGAGGCTTATCCTTTATCTGCGTTTGCGTCTGAGCCTAAGCACTACGCCATTTTTGGCCCCCGGTCAGATGATGTGAATGAATTGACGTTCATTGTTGGCCCAACACCCAGTGCGGCATACAACGCAGAGCTTCATTACAACTACTATCCTGAGTCTATTGTTACAGCCACTACAACATGGCTAGGCGATAACTTTGACTCTGTGTTGTTGTATGGAACCATCTGTGAGGCTTACACCTACATGAAAGGTGAAGAGGGTATGGTCAAATTGGCTCAAGATCGTTATGTACAGGCAATTGCTCTGTACAAAAACTTGTCAGATGGCAAACAACGTGCTGATGCTTATCGTGATGGTCAGGTTAGGGTGGCAGTCTCATGAGTAGTATTGTCCAAGGCTTGACCACATCGTTTAAAGCTCAGTCATTTGAGGGTGTTCAGAACCTTCTAACCGACTCGCTTAAGATTGCCCTGTATACAGCTAACGCAGATCTTAATCAAGATACCACTGTTTACACATCCTCTAATGAGGTAACTGGGACGGGGTATGTTGCTGGTGGTGTAGCTCTTACGGGGGCAACAGTTAACTCATCTGGCTTTACAGCTTATGTAAGCTTTGACAATGTAACGTTTAATGCCGCAGTGACGGCTCGCTGTGCTTTGATTTACAACGTAACGCAGGGCAATAAGTCTATCTTTGTACTGGACTTTGGTTCGGATAAGACATCCTCTAATTTCACTATCACATGGCCTGCTAACACTGCAACAGCGGCCATCATTCGTTCTTCTTATTAGGGAGTCAATATGACTACGGAAAAACTCAAAGCCATTGACCATGTTTCTAGCGGTCTAATTGCCGGTACAAAATCAAACGAAAAAGCGCAAGCCACGGGCGTTTACCACGTTGAGTGCCATGACAAAGATGGCAACTTGAAATGGTCTGCTGATTCAAAGAATTTGGTGGTTAATGCTGGTCTGGCTTACATGGCTGGTACGGCTCTGACTTCAGTCACCCAGATTACCACTTGGTACATCGGCCTGTACGGTGCTGGTGCTTCTAATACGCCTGCGGCTGGTGACACGATGTCTTCCCACGCTGGCTGGACTGAAGTAGTTCCTTACAGCAATGCAACCCGTGTGGCGGCTACGTTTGTAACAGCAACGACTGCTAATCCTTCTGTAGTTACAAACTCAGCTTCTCCAGCGACATTTACAATTAACGCTACAGCGACTGTAGGCGGTGCGTTTTTGACCAGCGGTAGTGCTAAGAGTGGTACGACTGGAACGCTTTTCTCGGCGGCTGACTTTGCTTCTCCCGGCGACCGTTCGGTTGTGTCGGGCGATATTCTGTCTGTAACCTATACGTTCAGCCTCTCCGCTTGAGGTCTAAATGGCTGAAGGCGGCTGGGGTTCTGGCACATGGGGTCAGGCTGGCTGGGGTAATTCAGTCTATGACCGGAGTGTTGCTGAAACTGCGACAGGGGCGGATGCCGACTCTTCAGCCGCTACCTTTCCAGCTAGTGTCAGTGAAACAGCTACAGGCGCTGATGCTGTATCCGCATTAGCCACGTTTAGATCGGCAGTATCTGAAACCTCTACGGGGGCGGATGCTGTTAGTGCGTTAGCAACATTTAGGTCTGCGGTCAGTGAATCTAGTACAGGCGCGGATGCCATCAGTTCTGCGGTTAATTTTGCTGTAGCTGTATCTGAAGTTTCTACGGGTGCTGATGCTGTATCGGCCTTGGCAACGTTTAGCTCAAACATAGCTGAGACTTCTAGCGGAGCGGATGTTGTTAGTGCTTTGGCTACTTTGGGTGCATCGGTATCTGAAACATCTAGTGGATCGGATTCTGTAGCTGGTCAAATGACGTTTGGCAGTGCAGTGGATGAGTCGGCTACGGGTGCAGATGTTGTCACAACTCAGGCACAATTAGGCGCTAATATTGACGAAACGGCAGTAGCAACAGATACGGTTTCAGCGGCGGCGCAGTTCCTTGCAGATATTGCAGAATTGGCTACAGTAGCGGATATTGTTAATGGCAGGCCGCTTTGGGAAATTATTGATGATGAGCAGACAGCAAACTGGGGCGACATTACAAATACGCAGAGTGCTGGATGGCAAAATGTTAATGACACGCAGTCAACAAACTGGCAAAATATAACCAATACTCAGTCTGCGGGCTGGGCACAGGTTAGTGACACTCAAGACCCAGAGTGGTCACCAATCAACACGATTTAGGAGCTTTAAATGACTACAGGCGCAACAGGACAACTAGGTTTAGCTCTTCCAGTACAGGGCGAACTCTCCGGTACGTGGGGCGATACCGTTAACAACGGCATTACGCAGTACACCAACATTGCTATTGCGGGTACGTTGACCCTGACAGGTGACGGCGCAGTTACTCTGGCGAATACGACAGGTGACGCTTCAGCTTCTAATATCACATCTACTTTAGCTGGCGCAGGTACAGTTACAGCCCAGTTTGCGATTGTTCGGGTATCCGGCACGACTACAACCAAGGTGGTTACAGGCCCAAGCTACAGCAAGACCTATGTGGTGGATAACGCCTCGTCCTACGCTGTGACGTTTAAAGCATCTGGTCAGACTGGTGTTTCTGTTGCGGCGGCTGAGAAAGTTACTGTGGTTTTTAACGGCACAGACTACATCAAACTGGCAGGCACGATTGCCAACGCCGCAGGTTCTAACACCCAGATTCAATTTAACAACTCTGGTCTGTTTGGCGCATCTTCCAGCCTGACATGGGACGGCACATATTTAACAGCAGGTAGCATTAAAAATAGCGCACTAACTTCTGGTCGTGTGACTTTTGCTGGCGCTTCTGGCTTGATGAGTGATTCCGCTTCTTTGACATGGAGTGGTACATCTTTATCCACCACTCAGTTGGATGTAACTGCCAATGGACAACTACGTCTACAAGATGCGGCTGGTGGTGAGTATGTGGGCTTTAAGTCCCCTGCTACGCTGGCGGCTAGTTATGTTCTGACATTCCCCGCAGATGACGGCACAAGCGGTCAAGCTCTGATTACAGACGGCTCTGGTGTTCTGTCTTGGTCTACAGCGGCTTCTGGTGATGTGTACGGCCCAGCCTCTGCTACAAACAACGGCATTGTTCTGTTTGATGGCACAACAGGTAAGCTGATTAAAGATGCCGCCGCGCAGGATGGTTTGATCTATGGTCTGACTGTGGGTCGTGGTTTGGGTGGTGTAAGCACAAACAGTGCGTTTGGTGTGAGTGCGTTATCGACTAATACCACGGGTGCTTTTAGTACGGCTGTGGGTTATCAAGCGGGTGCTGGCAATACATTTGGAACTATATCCGCTTTAGGCTATAGGGCGTTGTATACAAATACTACAGGTGTTGAGAACACTGCGGTTGGAGCCTATGCCTCATGGTCAAACACCTTTGGTAATGATATAACTGCTGTTGGTTATTTTGCAGGAGCCAGAAATACCACTGGTAATTACGGAACTTTTATTGGTGCTTATGCGGGGCAAAACAATACCACTGGTAGCTCTAATATAGCAGTGGGCATGTATGCCCTCCAAGCAAACACCACAGCTTCTAACAATACCGCTGTAGGGTATCAAGCCCTTCAAGCAAACACCACAGCATCTAACAATACAGCAGTAGGTTATCAGGCGGGGTACACAAACACAACTGGTTCTGGACATACTTATTTTGGATACCAAGCTGGATATTCCAATAGCACCAACAGTAACAATTCTTACTTTGGTTCACAAGCTGGACTATCAAATACTGGACAACAAAATACTGGTATTGGACAAGGCACAATATATGGAGCAGGTTCTGGCTCCTACAATACCGCTGTTGGTCTTGGTGGATTACAAGGACTAACAAATGGTAATTACAACACGGCGGTAGGTGTTCAGGCTTTACTCAGTAACACCACAGCATCTAATAACACAGCAATGGGTTACCAAGCGTTGTACAGCAATACAACAGGCGCTAACGTCACTGCGGTAGGTTACAACGCTGGATACTCAAATACCTTTGGCGGTATAACTGCATTTGGATATAGAGCTTTAGTTTCAAACACCACAGGCGGTTCTAATACAGGACTTGGCTATCAAGCATTAGCTACAGTAACAACTACAAATTACAACACTGCCGTAGGTTGGCAATCATTAGTAAGCTCTACAGGTTCAGAAAACTCAGCTTTTGGTTCTGAGAGTTTATATACTAATACCACTGGAAACTATAACGTAGCAGTTGGCAGGCAAGCTCTCTATTCCAACACAACAGCAGTTCAAAACACAGCATTAGGATACCAAGCCCTCTATTCCAACACAACTGGCCCGAGTAATGTAGCTGTCGGAGCCTATTCTCTTTATACAAATACTACGGGAAATCAAAGTTCTGCCGTTGGTTTGTATAGCCAATTTGCGGCTACGGGGGGATCCAACTCATCTGTTGGCGCATACTCATTTAGATTTTTAACTACCGGAACTGCAAACGCCGCATTAGGCGACTATGCCGGATATTCAACAACTACTGGTAATAACAATACCGCCCTAGGCTCACAAGCCTTGTACAACAACACTACAGCTTCTTTTAACACAGCAGTAGGCTACCAAGCCATATATGCAAACGTTACAGGTATTTACAACACAGCGGTAGGTAACACCTCGCTAAGAAACAATACGGCTGATAGGAATTCAGCTTTTGGTCACCAAGCACTGAATGCCAACACAACTGGAACACAAGGTTCTGCTTTTGGTTCACAGGCATTGGTAAACAATACGACTGGTAACTACAACTCTGCATTTGGTGAAGAGGCTCTGTATTCCAACACCACTG